AGTAGTTGTATAGACCATTTCTTCCTACATATGTTTCACAAATAACATCTGCTCTCAACTTGATTTCTGCTCTTATGTCGGATGTGTTGAATCTCCATTGGAAATCTAATAACATTCTAGATAATTCTCTTTCAAGTTCTATAAGAACTTCTCTTACGTGTATATAAGATAATGCTGATTTATATAGTGTTTGTGCAGTATTTTCTGTCTCAATAACGTGTCCTCTATTTCTTTTGAACACGATTGGATTCATTTGTGCACCATTTAGCCATTCTATATCTGTTGGATTGAAGTCTGCCTCAAGTCCATTGATACCGATAATTCTACCGTTGGTAACACCCGCTGCAATCGTCCATGGTGTTATACCACCTACATTTGATGTATGTTTTCTCATATATGTAGTAGCAACGAAAGATGCTGGTGGGAAATCCATAGGTCTACCATTATCATTTACTTTTAGGTATGGTAAGAAATAACCAACACACGTTGTTCCAGGTCCATCACCGAATGAGTAAAGGAATGCAGGATTACTTTCTGGATCTGCACCTTTGGCAATAAACTCGGTTTGTAATACACCTTCTGCGTTCGTAAATGATGGTGAACTTGACTCTTTGAATGCTTTGATAGATGGTGCATTTATGAAAGCAAATGCGTCTAATCTTTCACCACAAATATCTACTAATTGTTGTTTAGATCTTTCAATAAGTCCGTTACCGAATGAGTCAATCAAATATCTGAAATCGATATATTCTTTATTTGTCAATGCTTTGAACAATGGAGTTCCTTTAGCAACAACATTTAGTATTTGATTTTGTCTAGCTTCGGTTCCATCAGGTAAAGATGCTTGTCTAACTCTGAATCCTTTCAATGAAATTGCTTTATAAGTTTCGATATAATTATCAACTTTTTTATATCTCATTGTTTGATACATTGCACCTGTGTATAACTTTTTGATTTTAGCATCACATGTAATTTCTACTAAACTAGTATCTTTAGCATATTGAGTTTTACCAACTACTCTTGTTAGTTTTCTTGGAACTTCACCAACTGCTAATAGAGTTTCATCATAATCTGCCTCTAAGAAATCACCTTTTGCAATTTCTGTATATCTTGCAGCAACAACTAAAATCTTATTAGGTTGTTCAGTATATCCTTTAGGAACTTCAATTTCTACAGTTTGTTTGAAGTTAGTATCTGCGGAGTTTACTTTTATAGTTGAGTTTGTTAATAAACCAACACCTGAACCTGATGGATCTAAGTAATCATAAAGAGGAACTGTTGTTTCTAAACTACTATCTTTAAATTCTACACTCATAGTCGCACCATCTAAATACATTTTTAGATTGTGTATTTTGTCTTCGGTGTTATAGATTCTATAGATGTTACTTACTTTTTCGTATGTGGTATTTTCATTTACTTGATATACATAATCGTGTGTTGCAGCTCCTCCGAATGTTGTGTTATTAATTCTACCCGATACAATCGTAAAGTTACCAGTGTTTGTAGTTGCATCTGGTATAGTTATAACTTCATTCAAATCGAATTCAGGGTCAAATGAATTTGTATTATCACCTTGTATAACGATATAATCATTTCCTGCAAATGAAGATGTGAAACCTGTTCCTGAGAATCCACTTACTGCTGGTTCAGTTTCACCAGGTACAAAAACTACACTATATGTAGGTGCTGTTATTGAGCTGTTTTTATATCTCATTCTATTGTTGTAGAAAAAGTCTCCTGTATTTATTTGACCATCATAGAATTTAGTATATAAATCTGAATATTTCGCAACAACACCATTTTCACCCTTAGAATCGGGTAGATTGTTTGACTTTTTAGTTAATACTGTATTTTTAGTTGATAGTGTTTCAGTTCCAAAAATTAACTCATTATCAGTACTATAAAGTATTATTTTACCTGCTAATAAATCTGCAAATTTAGTTAATCCTGCTTGGCCATGTATACCTGTGTCAATTACAAATGATTTGTTTTTTGTTGTTGATGTTTCAATAGATTCAATTCTCATATCTTCTAATGGAAATTTCTCACCTGTTGTTACATTTATCAACATAGTCATTCTTTCTCTGTTTGCACTATCTAATAGGCTGATAAGTCTGTTGAATGCTTTAAATCTTCTGTAGTTTTTGTAATCTGTTTTATCCGGAGTTTTATTTGTTCCTGGGAATTCAATTAGTATTTTTCCTGTAAACTCTCCAAGAGTTACTAAATTTACTCTGTTCATTCTGAAGTTCCAACCACCTGGATTCCAATTAAAGTTTTGAATAAGATGTAGTGCAGTTATTGTATAGTCATTATTTTGACCTGGTGCCAAATCTATGAATTTGGATGTACCACCCGCTGTTGTATCTATTCCTATTGTAACATTTGAGTGGTCAACTATATTACCAACGAATGCTTGTTTATTAATACTATATGTTGCGAATCCTAATACGATGTCACTTGTTGCAGGAACAGGTTTACTACCTGATCTACTACTTGTTATAACTTTGAAATTACCTGTTGAATCTAAAACGTATGCTGATGTCATATCCTGATTAGTAGAACTTGTTGCAAAACTAGTTGATACAACAGACATAGTTACTGTTTGTGGTGTTAGTGTTACTAAGTTATCACCAACAACAAAATGTCCACCTTCTGTGGCCTTTACGGTGTATGCAACCGACATTGTTATACCATTTACAGATGATGTTGCACTACAACAAACATTTCTTACGAAATCTTCTGCGAAGAATGTAGTTCTTTTTTCACCATTTACTTGTAAACCTTTATCAAAAAAGTTTGAATCTAATCTTGATTTATTTATTGCACCAAATGCGTGAGTCCCACTTGCATCATTATTATTTACACCTAATGCAGTAACGTTACCTGGAAGGTCTAAAGGTGTAGATTTGAATTCTACTTCACTCATTATATCTTCTTCATAAGAAAGAAAATTCAATGATTTTTTATTCTCACCTGCGATAGTTTGACCAATGATGTCAAGTTTACCATTGTAGTACTCTTCTTCAACTATATCACTATTGAATGCACAAAATATACCTGTTTTATCAGTATCTCTGTTTATAGTAGTTTCGATAAAGATATTTCTACCATTACCATCTCTGAAGTAAGGTATAAGTGATAGACCTTCGTAGTATGCTAATGTAGTTATATTTCTATCTTGTGCGAAATTTCTAATTTCACTTTTTCTCAATCCGTTTGTGTTGAAGTATGCACTCCATCTTGGGTCAATTGAAAGTGTTTTGTAATCAGACCAGTCACCTGCGATTATTACAACATCAACCATATAATCAGATGCAAAATCATTTGCATTTACATATGGTGGTAATTTTTCAACAGATCCATACCATTCGATAAGTGTTCTATCAAAACCAGATACTTGAGAGTTGAAAACGAAAACCGTTGCATATCTATCGGATAAGTTAGTTAAGTTGAATGCTCTATCAGAATAACCACTATTATTTTTTGTTAGGTTGATAAATGCGTCAGTATCTCTCTTCCAAAATCCTGTATTGTTGTGAAATCTTCGGTATGCGCCTAATCTTTCTATATCATTAGAAGATTTTGATGATGCAGATATTGATTTATACTCTATTGTGTCGAGTGTGTCATCAGTTAATAATAGGTTCATTGCGAACACTGGTGAAGTCTCTAACATTTTAGATACGGTTCTGTGAAAATAAGAACCTTTTCTCTCTAATCCTCTGTCTACTGTACCGAATATTGACTCTAAATCATTAACCGTGTTTATCCTCACTGGAGTGTTAACCGGTCCTTTCTTGGAGACACCAATCACTAGGTTGGTTAACCCATCTACGACAGGAGTGGATATGACGGAGTTGTCATACTCTTCCAAGAAGATACCTGGCCTCTTGTATTTTCCAATTTGAATTGCCATATTTTTTCTTAATTTTTTTGTATATTATATATAAACTCCGAAAAGTCATTTTTTTCTCATTTTAGGTGTTTTTAATTATTTAATCAATTGATTTTTGAATATTTGATAAAAAGTCTTTAAATTCTTTATCATTTTGTTAATATACCTTTGGATTCTTGTTCTGCATTTTTGAGTTTTTGATCCATTTCTTTTTTGTTTTTGTTGAACTTGGTCTCTGCATCAGTAATACTTATAGAAATATTTGCTATATCCTTAGTGATTTCTGATAAATCTTTTACAGCATCGCTTTTTGACTTCTTTATGTCTTCCGTTGGTTTTCCGACAGCTTCTATTTCTCTGGCTTTCAGAGTATCTATTCTGTCCTCAGTTCCTTTCTTCTTTAACTTTTCTTTTTCCAGTTCTCTTTTTAGAGTGTAAGAGGTTATAAGGTCTTTCAGAATATCGTTACCTGGGTTTTTCTTTAATATCTCGTCTAAGTATTTTTTGACATCATCGTCTTTTTGTGTTAGATTTCCTTCTGTATCTATAGAAGTTAATATTCTTTTTAGTTCGGTATCAATTTTAGTTGCAGTGTCTATTTGATACTTTATCGACTTTGTGTCATCTACAGCAATCTTCTTAATGGTATCTTTTAGTATTCCATTTGGATCGTTTGGATTTGTGACCTTTGTTTTATCAACTGCGTTAGTTAATTTATCTTTGTCGACATCTTCTTTGATAGCATCTTTTGCATTTGGTGCTATTACTTTCGCAGCATTCGCTAATAAACTTAGGTTTTTGAGAAATTTCTCGTAGCTTTTAATTATCATCTCGTTACATCTATTTTGAGTCTATTGTTCGATGTTAGTGTTGTAGCTACATTCTCTGCAGCAACTAAAGGAGATCCGGATCCGTATTGTGTACGTATCTTTTTGTAGGATTCTGGTTTTATATTTAGTTCGAAAGGTTTAAACTTTTTGTCTTCCCCTATTAATCCTAACCAAAATATTTCCTTTATTTTGAATGATTTGGTGTTGTCTACATCTTTATCCGCACCAGTGTTGTATGTTATTGTGAGTTTGTTATCCTTTTTGAAAATCTGATCTAGAGCTTTTTTATCTTTTGTGTATCTCATCTCAAATTTGTCGGTTCCCTGTGCCCTTTCTTCCATTTTTGCGATGTCTCCTTTTTCGACTTTCCATTTTCTACCATCCATTACATCTGCGTTTTCGGATTTGGTTATTAGTTTGTCAAAGAAGAACATAGTTTTGCTAAATGATACTGAATTAGGTCCCTCAATCATGAAGTATCTTGTTGCATCGACTGCCTTTCCATCCTTATCAGTCTCTGTTGTTAATACTGCAAAAATCATTCCCTTCTTCCATGGTGCATTTACTATCTGATTCTTTGTAAAATTTGCGATTTGTGTTGATGCTGCAACCGCAGTTGATGTTCCTGAATTTACACTCGCATCATCGGATCCAGGTATTGTTGTATCTTTGACTTCACCGTCCTTAAGTTCACCAAAATACTTTTCTATAAATCTCTTCTGTGCACCCTGTGTAGTTCCGTCTTTGTAGAGTTCGTCACCATCCAACATATCGTTCATAAAGGTTCTTAGTTTTGCACCGGCACCTTCTCTGAATTCGTAGTCTTCTTGTTTAACCGGATTGGGTACTTTTGGAATTCTTAGTTTAGTTTTTGGAGTAAATATAAACTCAAATTTTCTGCTACCCATTATAGAGACAACCGCATCCTCCCATAAGTTGAATATCTTATTATTTCTGAATGGTCCTGCCCATCCGTTTAGACTATCACCTCCTGAACTTCTACCTCCAAAGGATGTGTAATCCTTATACACACTTGCAGATACCTTTCCGCCAGTTCTTTTTGATATGGTTGGAACTGTGTGTAATTTATAAGCTCTATTGAATAGTCGAACTATTTGTATAATAGGATCCATTCCTGGTATTATAAATGTGTCTTTTTTCTGTTCGGTTATTTTATCGAAGTTCTCACATATTTTTATTATTTCGGCTTTATCCATAATATATGTCCTTACCGTTTTACAATTTTTATCAAAGAACTCTTTTATTCTTTCAGATACGGTTCCTGTTGCCACTGCATTTGGTTCGGTCTGTGTCGTCTGACTTTGTGCCTGATTTTGACCTGATGTAGTTGCGCCTGTTTGTGTGTCTGTAGTAGTATCATCACCATCAGCTTCACGTATCAACTTGAAACCAATATAGTCTAATAATCTACTTTCTTTTTTCGCTTCTATTTTGTTGTTTAGTTGTTTGAGTGTATTTACGAAGTTTTTAGTTGGTTCGGATACGGCACTCAATACATCGTAAAGGTCTGCGTCATTTACTTGGTATGCTCTGAGTGCAAATTTGGATATTTTCCATGCCATATCAGAAACATAATATTTCTTACCTTCCACCTCTATAATTTCTGGTGATCCGGTGCCGAGTGTATCACCTACCTGTTTTTTGGTTAGGTCCTCTGCCTCCATAAGTTTGTCCGGTGTATAGTTTAGTGTTGCTTTCTTTTTACCAACCATATACTCTCTTACTTCTCTGTATAAAACGGATATTTTTTCAGCATATTTCTCTTTATTTGTTATCAGTTCGTTTATTAGCTCTAATGTTATTGGTATTTTATTATTATCACTCAGTGATCTAATACTATCTCTGTATTTTATGAGTGCATTTAATATATTTTGTTTAATATTTTTCTGATCACCACCTTTAGATTTGAATAATTTGACAATTTTTGCAGACAAAGTTCCTAAAAAAGAACTTACACTACTTTCGATTATAAGTGTTTCTAATACTAAAGTATATTCTTTATTTGTTGTCTTATCTTTTGTAGGTAGTGCATCGGTATCATTATATTTTGATAACCAAGTATTCTTACTTTTAATTGTTGTGATATCTACACCTGTCTCCTGACTTATTTTTTGTAGTGTGTCACCTGGTTTTATATTCTTGGTTTTTTTATCGGAATTACTATTTTGTGCTGCGGCGATACCTAATTCTAAACTTTTTAGTCCTTCTAAAATTCCTTTTAATGCAAATAGATTATCAATATGTTCTTTTTTATAATTTTGGTTATCTGATTCTTCTTCTTCTTCTTCTTCTTCTTCTTCTTCTTCTGACTCTTTTCCACCTTCATCATCTTTAAATTGTTCCAGAAATTTTTTGAAATCTTCTAATTCCTTTTTAGGAACTTCAAGTTTCATCTCTTTACCTACTGGTTTTTCTAACAATTCATTGGTTAGACTTAGTGCGGAGTCAGTTGCAAACTTAATTTCACCAACATTACCTTCATTATCTACGAGCATAACGAGTGCTTGGTATAGTGCACTTATTTGTACTCTATAAATATCAATTCTTTCTTCGTCGGTCTCTAAGTTTTCTACGATTCCCTCTATTGCTAATCTGTTGAACTCGTGTTCCAATCTTCTTATTACTGGTCTTATTCTTACGAGGTTGGCCATTATTCCGATTTTTCGTATCACGTGTGAGAAAATTCTTCCGAGTGCAGTGTCGTAAAATGCATCTTCGTTATAGAATGGTCCACCGGTTCCTGTGCCTTCGTTTAGTGGATAGACTTCTTTTAGTATATCGGTCTTTGACTCTATGAGTTTCGTGCTTCTTAGGAAGTATTCTCTTCTGGTAAGGTATTTCATCTTTGTATTATAAAGTTTTTTGTATATATAAATTTTTATGATACTAAAATTGGTATTTGATAATATTTTCCATATTTTTGTAAAAACGATAAGTTATGACGCCATTTGATATAGACAGAATAATATGTATTAATGTTAAACAACATAATGATTCACAACTTTTTGCCATAAGTCGTAAATATGATATTGACTTTCCTGCACTCGTTGATATAAAGAGAGAGTCTGGTAATGTACCAAATAGTAATACCGGTAAAGTTTGGATAGATTTGAATATGCAGATAATTATTGCATATGAGTCAATAAGTGTTCACCAAACATATATTGAGAAAGGTGGGGTTAGAAAAGCACATTATCCTAAAGTATTTAATATGGTATTTGAAGATTATGATGCAGTTGGTTATTATGATTTACTTAAATCAATAACACCTATAAAGACTCCTAAGTTTACTAAAACAGATGAGAATCTTATTTTTTATACTTATTATATTGGTAAAGGTTATGACCTAAAAATAGAGTCATTTGATAGAGCTTTTAGTGGAGAGTTAAAACCTGTAAAAGAGAAAAAATTATCAATAGAAGAACTCACACATATGATGAATGTTGCAGTTGAAAATGAAGAATATGAATTAGCTGCTAAATATAGAGATGAGATTAAAGAAATTAAAAAAGACACCAAATAGGTGTCTTTTTTTTGAGCAAGGGTTCTGATTTGAACAGAATCTTTATACTGGATGTATAACGCATTACTTATGCTAACCCTGCATATATAGATAATATTGAATTATTTTAAAAAAGTTTATAAAAATATTCATAAAAAACCGATGATAATTGTTGTTTTATAAATAAGTGGTTTTAAACACGAATATATAAGATATAAATAAAATCTACGGGGGATGAAATATAAAGAACTTACCGTGGGTTCAAAGACCTACACAGATCAAAAAGAAATTACGAAGTTCCTTTTAAAGGAAGGCTTCGCATGGTTAGTCGATTCCACAATTGAAAATGCAGTAATTGAACTAAGGAAAAATACACTTATATGGCATAGTGGTGTTTTTCTTGAGGGTTATTGGTATTATGGCATATTTAAAGATGGTCAATTCTATGGTAATTGGCAGGGTGGAATTTTTGAGGCTGGTACCTTCGACGGTAATTGGATCGATGGTATTAATCTCTTATCTTAAAAAATAATCAATATTTATGAGAAGAAAAAAAGTAGACCTACAGATTAGAGGTAATTGTATGGTTTTTGATGACGGTATATTGAAAATAAGTAAAGAAGATAATAAATACTACTTTGAAATTGGTAGTGAAATTACGTGTGATGTATCAGAGGCGGTTGCTATGATGATGAGTAGAATAGATTGGAATTCTGAGATATGGTCTTTGGATATAACTGATTTCGATATGAGTTTAGTGGTGCCGGAGAGAACACTTTTTTGGTTGAGTGGTGGTAATACAGAGTGGAGAAGTTTGGATAATTATAATAGACCTTGGTGTGATTGTTATTTAGATTTTCAGGAAGAATTTGGTGTATTGATTTATAATATAGTTGAAAAATCTAAAAAAATGATTGATATAAGAAATAGTTTCGTTCGATATTTGAATTTACCTTTGTTATATGATTTTGCATTGAGTAAGGATTTTATAAGATGATTTAAAAACCCACCATTTGGTGGGTTTTGTTTTTAATATATATTCATATGAATATAAAATGTATTTGTGGTAAACCATTTTGTAAAGCAACCTTTGAAGTGACTAAAGATGATATAGTTGATTATTTACCAGAATTTTGTCCTAAATGTGTTGCTCAGGATTCTTATGTAGTGTGGACCGATAAGTCGTATGAGGGTAATAGATGGGATGATACACCACAAAAATTTGTTTATAAAATAAAAAAATATATTTAATGAACGCACACTTTTTTGACATAGACACGGTAATCATTAGTGATGCTAAGATATGGGTTGTTGATAAATCAAAACCAAGTGATTGTATAATAAAAATGGACCAGTCTGATTTTAATCTAGTTAAAAGTGGAATATATCGTTCACATGGTAATAAAATTAGATTTTCTGGTATTGACTATTATTTACCTGATGATATTATGAATAAAATTAAAATTAGGTGTAAGAATATAAAATGTGATGCATCTAATTTGGCATTTTCGATGCGTGAGTTTTTAGATCCTGATAAAATAAATCTAACCAATCACACTATTGATATAGATGTTTTGTTACATTTAAAAAATACACAAGATGATGTTTATTTTATTTGTTCCAGAAACAATAAAAAGTCATATGATGTTATAATAAAAAAAATAGAAGATAAAATAAGTGATTTAGGTATTTCGCCTAAAAATTATTATTATGTATCCGAAACATTTTACGAAAGAGATGATGATTTAATATCCTTTGATAAAGTTAGGTTATTATTACAACATATGGTTGGGTATAAGACAGATGGTAGATTATTTAAAGATGATGAAGTTCTTAGATATGATGTTGTTAACTTTTATGATGATGATGTAAATACTGTAAAATTGGCAACTGATATTTCGAATATGTTTTCAATAATAACTAAAAATAGTGATTCTGAAATTAAAGAACGTATAAAGTCAGTTATTAGTGATAATAAACCCGAATTGGTTGTTAATTTAGTTTCACCGAATAAAGTAAATAGATTTTCTAAAAAGAAAGTTAGTCTTGAGTATGGTAATCTTATAAAGTCGTTTGAATCATTTAAGTATCTAAAATAGTTATTTTCTATCTTCATCTCTTTTAAGCATGGCTGCTTTTATTAATTCGTTCATATCACGACTATTCATAATTTGTCCATCTTCTTTTTCAGTATTTTCCTCTTCGAATTTGTTTTGGTTTGCGTTCTCTATTTCACCACCACCCATATCCTTTCTAAGATTTTTCCAGAATTCTTCTAATTTAGTTTTCTGTCCTAATAGAAATTTGGCATTTTCTCTTATTTGTCCAATTGTTTGATTTACTACTTCGTGCATTCTTGCAGAACTATCACCATTATCAACTTGTCTCATCTGTGTGAGAAAGTTTTTTCTGGTCATTCTGGTTAGGAATAGAGCCTCTGCGTATACCATTGCATCCTCTTTCATTTTATTTTTTATATAAGGATGTTCTTTTAATCTAGGAACATCACCTAAATATAAATCAACTAATGATTCTAAGACTTCCATAGATTGTTGTGTTGATACCGTTAAATCAGAATCGTAATCATATATTTCTATTTCACCTAAATCTGGTAAATCTTCCGGTTTTGCTAAATGTGATGAGAAATCATAATCAGATCCCTCGGATTGTATTTGTTCAAATTCATCCTGAATTCTGTTCCTTTCGTTATCTTGTTTTGACATTTATAGGAAATATTTTTATTTATATATAAAAGAAAAGAGCTTCTACTATGGCCGAAAGAGGAAAAGATGAGGTTAGACAAATGATTTTTACCACCAAATTGGTGGATGATGCTACTGAACAGATAAATGATGGTGTACAACTCAAAAAGTTTCAAAATCCTTGGCTGAAGAGTGAAGTTGGTCTTAAGAGATCTGGTGTTGTGTTCAAACTTTCCGCAGAAGAACAACAAGAGTATATTAGATGTGCAGTTGATATACATTATTTCACTGAAAAATATTGTAAGACTAAGAGAGAAGATGGATCAGTTGGTTCTATACTTCTTAGAGATTATCAGAAAGAAATATTAGATAACTTTGTAAACAACAGATTCAACATACTAATGGCTAGTAGGCAGGTGGGTAAGTGCTTTTATTTCAACACTTTATGTAGTATTGAGATTGATGGTATTGAAATTGAGATGAGAGTTGGAAGTCTTTATTATTATATGCTTTCTAAGATTAGGAAGTTGACTTTGTTGGAGAAGATAAAGATAAAATTGTACGATATTTTATTCCATTTTGAAAACGTTTCCCGAGTTGAGGGGAAGCCATAAAATCCTGATTTAGACAATAATTTGCCATTTTATTTTTCCACAATCGTATATTTTATTTATATTCAAAAGATTTTCACTTACACCTGTTTTAGACTTTTTAAGATTTGATTTGTGTAGTCTTTTATTTTTAATAATATATTTGTAATCTGGATCACTTTCGTAAACTTTTTTAAATCCTAAATTTTGGTATAATTTACCTAAACTCCAATCTCGATCAGCATAACTAATAACTTTTTCAACATCATGATTTTTGATGAAATGTTTGAATAATTTTGATGCACCACCAATAACATTAAAATTCAATTTATTACAAAATCTATTTATGTTCCAGTTATTTGATTTCATACTTTTTCGTCCTTCGTAATGATTAAATGTCATCAAACTAACTAATTCATCTTTGTGATAAAGACCTAATTTTAATGAAGATCCAATTTTACCTTGTATGTGGTTATCATTTAAAAATTTGGTAACTATTTTAGAATCTTTAACTTCTTTTATTTCACACTTTCTTGCAAAAATTTTATTATCGGTTAATCCTAACCAGTTTTTAATCTGTGATTTTAGAACATCACGTTTGTAGTTCCAATCATCCTCCCATATGTGTATAATTCGTATACCTTTTTCTTCAAAATATTTAGTTTTATTTATATGATAGTATTTATCTTTGAACTTATTTGAGTGGTAATATAAACCATTAAACTCAAAACCTAAATTAATTTTTGGTAGATAAATATCAATTTCTAAACCATCTCTGTATGATTGTATAATTTCGTCATTATAGTTGGATTTTATAAATTCAAAAAGTTCTTTTTCTTTGATGGATTTTAAATCACCAATTGGATTACAAATAGTACATATATCGATATTGGCGTCTAATCGTTTTAAGTAATTATCAGATTTTATTTCAAAATAATGTCCTTTTTCACATTCGTATTTTGATGTTGTATTATCTAAATATTCAACATAATTGTCCGAAAATATTTTCTTATCTATTTTACTTACTTTTGTTTTATTGAAATTGTCAACTCCCCATTTATTTAAGGAATCCTTTCTTACTTTTTCTTTACATTCATCTGATTGTGAATAGTATTCAACCCCCCATTTATTTAAACTAGTTGATTTAGTCTTAATTGAAAAATTATCAGTTTTTGAATAGTTATCAACTCCCCATTTTTCTAAATTAACTTCCTTTATCTTATCTTTAATCTTTTCAGATTTGAATGGATTATCAACTCCCCATTTATTTAAGGCAGTTTCTTTATATTTATCTTTGTATTCTTCTGTTTTTGAGTAATGAGTAACTCCCCATTTATTTAAGGCAGTTTCTTTCATTTTATTTTTAAACTCATCAGTTTTTGAATAATGAGTAACTCCCCATTTTTCTAAAATAGTTTTTTCTAAATTGGACCTAACTTCATTTGATTTCATTGGATTATCAACTCCCCAATTTTTCAACGAACTTTCCTTTCTTTTTTCTGTTATACATTTTTTAGAACCACAACAATGTTTTTCATTATTTTTGTGTATTTTTAAATATTTTCGCCATTCATTTTCATATTTTTCACCACAGAAATCACATATCACTTCAACCTTATAACCAGATCCATCAGGTAGTGATTCGGTTGGTATTTTTATATTTGTATTTAAGTTATTATCCAGTACATAACCGAATAGATTTTCTATTTTCTTTCTATTATAATTATTTATCTGGATGGTTATATACTTAGACACTAGCATAAATTATATATAAAATATGATTAGGTGTGTTGGTATACGTATAATAAAGTTCTTAATAAATTTAGTTGAAAGAATAGAATATAGGAATATATCATTGGATGAGGATGATATTAGTAAAAAGATATTGAATTCTATAAGTGTTTTAGATATAAAAGTAAAAACAGATACTGGTTATGAGAAAGTGACTGATTTACATTTGACACAGCCTTATAAACATTATAGATTAAATACTTCTGATTATGAGTTACTTTGTGCAGATAATCATATAGTATTTGATAAAGATTATAATCAAATATTTGTTAAAGATTTACGTATAGGTGATCTAATTCAAACTGAAAGAGGTTTACAAAATGTAAAATCTGTTAAATTGGATAATCTTAAGTCATCTATGTTTGATATGACAGTAAATCATCCAAACCATAGATTTTATACTAATGGTATTCTCTCACACAATACTGTATCATCTGCTATATTCATACTACATACAATACTTTTCAACAATGACAAAAATTGTATGATTGTTGCCAACAAAGGAGACACTGCTATCGAGATCGTTGATAAAGTTAAATCAATATACACACTTCTACCATTCTTTCTTAAACCTGGTATAAAGACATGGAACCAAAAGTCACTCACCTTCGATAATGGATGTAGAATAAAAACGTCTGCCCGGTCTAAAACACCTGCGATTGGTTTTACCATTGACGTTCTCTACCTTGATGAGTTTGCACACATTCCTTCTAACATTATAGAACCATATTATACCGCTGCATTTCCAACCGTTTCTGCGGTTCAAAATTCAAAGATAATCATAACATCTACACCGAATGGTATGAACCTTTTCCACAAGTTGTTGACTGATGCTGAAAGACCTGATGGTGATCCGTTGAAGAATAACTATAAGCCGATGCGTGTTTATTGGTATCAGGTTCCAGGAAGATTTGTTACTTATATTAGACTTAGTCCACATAAATTATTGCAACATGGTGTTACTAAAGAAGATATATTTGAGGTTTGTCAAAAGAATTTTGCTGAAATTACTAAGTTGAAGATTGAGTTTAATATGGATCAACAAAAGGATGTTATACATATTTTCAATAATGAGAAATGTACAGATGATATGGTTAAGTCTTTGACTTTTGTAGATTCGCGTGGTTATGATACATCTATAATGTCACTTGGTGAGTTGACGACATGGAAAGATGAGGCGGTTAAGGATATTGGTGGTGAGGATGCGTTCAATCAAGAATATGGTCTTAGATTTATAAACTCCAGTAAATCATTACTTAATGAGGCTATAATAGATGAACTACTAAAGTCTAAAAGAAATTATATACATGGTGAAATAGATGAGTTTTCGAGACTTAAATTTTCTTATGAGGATTTGAAATGGATAGATGATGATGGTGTATTTATACCAATTAAGAGAAAAGATTATAAAATAGTAGTTTCTGTCGATATATCAGAGGGTTTAGGACAGGATTACTCTGTTATAAACATATTTAAAATATCTGAAAAACCAAAGGAATTGATAGAGATTCAGAAAAATTCGTATAAATCAATTGTTGATTTTTTCCGACTTGAACAAATAGGTTTGTTTCGTAATAATTTTGTATCTGTTAAACAATTGGCAGAGTTGTTATATATTTTAGTTTTTGATTATTTCAATTCTGAAAATGTTAAGGTTGTTTTGGAGTTAAATAATTATGGTAATACGTTATTAGCAGAAATGCCACATGTATTTGATGGTAACAACAATTATGGTTCATCGGTATTTGTAAGATATAAACATCGTTCTGATGCCACAGAGGAAAAAGTGGGTCTAAAAGTTGGTGATAATAAAAATTTATTAGTTAAAGATTATCAGGATTTGATGTATTCAAAATCATTTGTTATAACGAACGAAGATAATATAAGAGAGATAACAACTTTTGTTAAACATATTACGAGTGCTGGTAATGTAAGGTATGCCGCAGATGTTGGACACGATGACACGGTTATGACAATAGTTAATTCATCTTCTATTTTCAATAAACACGAGTTTAGAGAAATGGTTGATGAGTGGGGACGTACATTTAGTCCAAAGAACTTTATGGATTATGTTAATTTGGAACTCAGACAATTGGATTATGTGGAGGGTGTTGATTATGGTCAAGTGCTACGTGCACGTAAGATGAACAAATCTAAGGGTAATCTTTGGAACAACGATAGTAATATAAACTGGTTTGGGACGAAGAATTAGTCTTCGTCCGGTATCAGTTCACCTAAATTTGCGTTACTAAGTATATGTCTCAGTTTGCCTCCATAGTTACAGAAAGACCTGCGGTTTTAAGTTTTTCTTTCATTTCTGAAATTTCTTCATAATCACCATACTTTACATCACATCTTCCATTGAAGTGTACGATGTGTGCACATTGGTTTGCCTGTTCGTATTCGTGTTTACAAACCTTCATTAGACACGTTATAACCCAATCGAAACTATTGTAATCATCATTCTCTAAAATCAATACATAAGGTTTTGACAGGATCTCTTCAACTTTTGACTCTACTTGTTCTTTTATTTTTCCCATATCTTTTATTTTTATTTTTATATTAAAAAGGTTTAAAGGTTTTTTCTATTTTATTAACCACATCTACTATAGTTATGTATATTTTTTTATTTTTAGACATTTTATCTGCCCAATTTTCAAAATGTGGTAGATGTTCCTTTCTGTCGTCAAACATAATGAATTCTTCATATTCTGCATCATCAAGTTTTTGTTCGAATAACTTCTTTTTAAAGTCGAGTGTATCACCTCCCCAATTTAGGTGTATTTCTTGGAATTCTAATTGATTTTTTTCAAATATTTTTTCAATATTCTCCCTCATTCCTTTTACTTTATTGAGTCTACCTGTGGCAACTATCATTTTTGTTTTTGGATCTTTTAGATATTTGATATATTTATCATTAACCCATTTATTTAATGGTATTTCAAATATTTCTAAATCTAAAGTTTCTGGTTTACCCCACCAACCTATATGTGGCCAAACTTTACCAGTTTTTTCTAAAAAAATATCTTTACCCAATTCTGGCCCGGGTGTGTGAAATAAAGTATCGTCAAAGTCAAAACAGACTAATCTTTTGGTCATATTTATTTTATTTATTTTATGGTACAAATATACGAATTATATATAAGAAAAATATAATACGGTTATGTTTAATAAATTAAATACTTTTTTAATATCTTCTATTTTGGTTATGTTTGTTATTATTTTATTCTTATTCAAATTGTATAAAAATGAGAAAGAAGATAGGATACGTTATAATAATAATATGATTTCTTTAATCGAAAGTAGAAGTAGACAACAGATTCTAACAGTTGGTGAATTGAAAAGACTTTATCCTAAATACGATTCTTTGGCTAAGGAACTAAAGATAAAGACAAAATTTATAACAAATGTTATTGAGACAAAATATAAATTTAAGGATACCTTAGTTACCAAAACTATTATTAGAAGAGATAGTCTAAGTGAGAAGTCTTACTTTAATCTAAAGGAAAAATGTTATACTCTGAGTGGGTATTTAAAAGATGATTCTATTTCTTTTACTAAAAAGGAATTCAATGATAAATTAACTACCTTTTTATATAAAGATTGGGAA